GATTCAGGCAATACAGTTCTGCACAAAGTATTTGATGGCGGCCATATTACAGCTTGTGGTGCTAATTCTCCTGCATCTTTAGCATCAAGACCAATAAAAATAGTATTATGTGATGAGATAGATAGATACCCACCAACTGCTGGTAGTGAAGGAAATCCTGTTATGTTAGCTAAAAGAAGAAGTGCTACATTTTGGGATAGTAAGTTAGTTTTAACATCTACACCTACTGTTAAAGGTGCTAGTGCTATTGAATCAGCTTTTGAAGATAGCGACCAAAGATTATTTTATGTTCCTTGTCATAAATGCAAAAAGAAACAAACTTTAAAATGGTCGCAAGTTCATTGGGAAAAGGACAGACCAGAAACAGCTAAATATGTTTGTGAACATTGTGAAAAAAAATGGACTGATATTGAAAGAGTTATTAATATTAGTAAAGGAAGTTGGAAAGCAACAGAAAGGTTTAATGGTCGTGCTGGTTTTAGATTAAATGGATTATATTCAGTATGGGTAACTATGGAAGAAGCGGTAGGAGAATTTTTAAGAGCAAAAAAACTACCAGAAACATTAAGAGTATTTGTTAATACATATTTAGGTGAAACATGGGAAGATGAAGGTGAAAAAATAGATGATTTAGGATTATATGAAAGGCGTGAAGATTATACTTTTCCTAATGAAGTTGTTTTATTAACAGCAGGAGTCGATATTCAAGATGATAGAATAGAATGTGAAATAGTAGGTTGGGGATTAGAAGAAGAAACATGGAGCATTGAATATCATATTATTTATGGCGACCCTTCAGCATCAAATATATGGCAAGAGTTAGATTTATTATTATCTAAAACATACGAAAAAGCAGATAAAACAAAGTTAAAAATAGTTTCTACTTGTATTGATAGTGGGCATCATACGAACATGGTTTATCAATTTTGCAAACCAAGATATGCAAGGAGAATATTTGCAATTAAAGGTTTTGGTGGAGAAGGAAAGCCAATAGTAAATAGACCTACAAGAAACAATATTGCAAAAGTAACTTTATTCGGTATTGGCGTTGATACTGCTAAAGAATTGATATATTCACGATTAAGGATAAAGCAACATGGTGCTGGATATTGTCATTTTCCTAAAAAATATAATGAAGAATATTTTAGACAATTAACAGCAGAAAAAGTTGTTACAAAATATAGAAGGGGTTTTAAAAAAAGAGAATGGGTTTTAATGCGACCAAGAAACGAAGCATTAGATTGTAGAGTATATGCCATGTCAGCTTTTACATTATTGAATGCAGACTTAAATCAAATTATGGAAAAACAAAAAAAATCACACTCACAAATGAATCACAAAGTCAACCAAAGTAGGTTGAAACATTACGCAAGAAAGGGTAATTTCGCTAAATCATGGAATAATTAAAAAAAATGGCAAATTTATTTACAGATATACCAGAAAAAGAACCAGTAACAATATACAAAGGTGAAACAGTTGTATGGAATAGAAAAGATTTAACAGATTATCCTGTTGGCAGTTATGCTATGTCTTGGACAGCAAGATTAGAAAGTAATGGTGGAACTGCTTTTAGTGCAACAGTTACAGAAGTTGAAGATTATTATAAATTTACTTTAGATAATAGTGCAACTGGTGGATATACAACAGGTGATTATTTTTGGGTATTAAAAGTAACTCAATCAAGCGATAGTGAAGAATTAATTATTGATAGTGGAAAAATAACTGTCAAAGATAATTATTTTGGCTCTACTGGTGATACTCGTAGTCATGCAAAAATAATGCTTGATAAAATTGAAAGTATTTTAGAAGGTAGAGCAGATGCAGATGTTTCAAGTTATTCTATTCAAGGAAGATCATTAAGTAAAATTAGTATAAATGAATTGTTACAATGGAGAGATTATTATAAAGCAGAATATCAAAAAGAAATTGCAAAATTTAGACGAGATAATAAAGAAGGAACTGGGAGAGTAATAAAGGTACAATTTAATGACGCTTAAAGAAAGATTTTTAAATTTATTTAGAAGTAGAAAAGCTAAAAGAAGTTACTTTTCAGGTGCAAGTCAAAATAGATTATTAAATAATTTTGTTTTATCTTCTAAATCTGCTGATAGTGAAATTAGACCTAGTTTAAGAGTATTAAGAAATAGAGCAAGAGATTTAGCTAGAAATAATGCTTTTGCAAGAAGATATATTAATGTTTATGTAGATAATGTTGTAGGTGCTAAAGGTGTTCATTTACAAGTAAGAAGTCGCGACCCAAATGGAGCATTAGATTCTTTTGCAAATAATTTAATTGAAAGAAGATGGAAAGAATGGGGTGTTAAATGTACTTCAGATGAAAAATTAAGTTGGATAGATTGCCAAAGGTTATTTGCAGAAACTTTTGCAAGAGATGGAGAAGTATTAATTAGATTAATTAAAAATTTTGATAATCCAAATAAATTTGCTTTTGAATTTATTGAATCAGATTTTTTAGATCACGATTTAAACTTACAATTATCAAATGGTAATCAAGTTAGAATGGGAGTTGAAATTAATAAATTTGGTAAGCCAATAAATTATCATTTATTAAAAGTACACCCTAACGATGATTTAGTTGTTAGTGATTATGTAGGTGCAAAATATAATATTGTACCAGCAGATGAAATAATACATTTTTATCATCAAGAAAGACCACATCAAACTCGTGGAATACCACCTTTATCATCATGTTTAAGAGATTTAAAAATGTTAGATGGTTATATGGAAGCAGAATTAGTAGCCGCTAGAGTTAGTGCTAGTAAAATGGGTTTCTTTAAATCAAACGATGCTGATGGTTATACTGGAGAAGATAAAATAGATACAAACAATCCTGTAATGTTTGCTGAAGCTGGAACTTTTGAACAATTACCTACTGGAACAGAATTTCAATCATTCGACCCACAACACCCAACAACTGCATTTAAAGATTTTACAAAAGCAGTAATTAGAACAATAGCAAGTAGTTTAAATATTAGTTACAACACACTAGCAAACGATTTAGAAAGTGTAAATTATTCTAGTATTAGACAAGGTGCATTAGAAGAAAGAAATTTTTTTCAATGTGAACAATATAGAATGATTCGAAATTTTCACGATGTTATTTATAGTAAATGGCTTGAAATGATATTATTAACTGATCTTTTAAATGGACTTCCACCTTCAAAATTTCCTAAATTTAATAATCCAATTTGGAGAGGTAGAGGTTGGCAGTGGATTGACCCTAAAAAAGAAGTAGAAGCATTAAAAATAGGTGTAGAAAATGGTTTTTTATCTATTCAAGATGTTCAAAGTGGTTATGGTCGTGATGTTGAAGATGTATTTAGTCAAATACAAGCAGATAAAGAACTAGCTGAAAAATTTGGAATACAATTAGCTTTTGAACCTTTTGGAACAAAAGAAAATCAACAAAATCAACCACAAGAGGTTGAAGATAGCAAAGAAAATGAATAATTAGTAACTATGGAAAAAAAACATATTCAAAATATAACTGAAAATGAAGATTCAGTAACTATAACTTTTGGTAAATCTGATGAGTATAACAAAGAAGGGGACAGGAAAGTTTCTGATAACAAACCATCTATGGTATCAGCAAAATCGGAAGAACAAAAAGATAATAAAGAACAAGAAAAAAATAAAGATAACAACGAAGTTGAAGAAAAACAAAAAGCAGAAGATTTAAGTTTTGAAAATAAATCAGATAAAATAGCAACGCAAGAATCAACTAAAGAAAAGCTATTTAGATTATTTGGTTTTAATAATAAAAAAGTTGATGAAGAAAAAAGAACTGTTGGATTAGCGTTCTCGTCAGAAGAACCATACGACAGAAGTTTTGGAACAGAAATATTAAGTCATAATCCTAGTGATATTGACTTTTCGTTTATTGCAAGTGGTAGAGCGCCTTTATTACTCAACCACGATTTTGAAAAGCAAATAGGTGTCATAGAGAAAGCTGAAATTAGCGAAGCAGACAAGGTAGGTCGTGCAGTCGTTAGATTTGGAAAATCAAAACTAGCTGATGAGGTTTTTCGTGATGTCATAGATGGCATTCGTAGTAATGTGAGTGTTGGCTATGAAATACTGAAGATGGCTAAAGTAAAAGACGATGATGAGGACAAAGAAAAGCCAACTTATCGTGTGAACTGGAGACCATTGGAAGCGTCTATTGTTTCGGTACCAGCAGACACAACTGTTGGAATTGGTCGAAGCAAAGATGAAACATTAACCGACAACAATTCTTCTAAAGAAAGAATTGAAGTCATAAATAGGAAAAACACAATGGAAAAAGGAAACGAAACTCCAAAAGTTGAAGCACCTAAAGTTAATGTTGAAGAACAAATCGTCAAAGCGAGAAAAGACGAAACAGCTAGAATTAAAGAAATTACTGCATTAGGAGCAAAACATAATTGTTCTGATCTTGCAGGTAAAGCAGTTAATGATGGTGTTTCTCTTGCTCAATTTAGAGGAATTGTTTTAGACAAACTTGGTGATGCAAAACCTTTGGACAAAAAAGACAACATTGGACTTTCTAATAAAGAATCACAAGACTATTCAATAGTTAGAGCAATTAAAGCTATGACTACTGGAAATTGGTCTGGTGCTGAACTTGAAAAAGAAGCGTCTGATGAAATCTCAAGAAAAACAGGCAAGGCTCCTAGAGGAATCTTCATTCCATCTGATATTAGATGGCAAAGAGATTTGATTTCTGGTGCTAGTGCTGATGGCGGTGCTTTAGTAGCAACTAATCTTTTAGCTGGTTCATTTATTGAAGCGTTAAGAGCAAAAATGGTTGTGAAACAAGCTGGTGCTTTAGTTTTAAGTGGTTTAGTTGGTGATGTTGCTATACCTGCTCAAAATGCAGTTAATTCTGCATCATGGGTAGCAGAAAATGCGGCAGTTACAGAAGTTAATCCAACTTATAGACAAGTAACAATGGCTCCAAAAACTCTTGGAACATTTACTGACATATCAAGACACTTAATGCACCAATCAACTCCAGCTATTGAAACTATTGTTAGAAATGACATAATTAGAACATTAGCTAACGAAGTTGATAAAAAAGCTATTCAAGGTGATGGAACTTCAAACACTCCAACAGGTATTTTAAATACTTCTGGAATTGGTTCTGTTGCTATGGGTACTAATGGCGATCAAGGAACTTGGGCTAAAGTTGTTGAAACTTGGAAAGAAGTTGCTACTGACAATGCAGATGTAGGCGCATTGGCATTCTTAACTTCTCCAACACAAGTTTCTCGTTTTATGGCAATACCTAAAGTTAGTTCATCTGACTCGGTAATGATTATGAACGATCAAAACAACTTGATGGGTTATAAAG